CCTGGGAAAAAATATGCCGACCCTGCTTTTGGTTTTATCTTTATATTTTGCGCTGGAAAATATAGTTCTCCACCTTCGTAATCATCATTGAAATAAAAGATCGATGCTATATCATAGTATGGGAAAGCATTGGGTTTACCAGCATCTGGTCCTTCATGCAATTCTTTATCAGCATGCGGAGTTTGGTGAGTGCCTACTGGCCATTTAACGACCGCAGGTCCTGTTGCTCTAACGTTTACATTAAAGAAACTATCTACTTTAGTTTTAAGCCTTTGTTGCATGTCTTGGATTAAAGGCAATATTGTTGGGTCTACTTTTTGTAAAGAAGCATGTGTTGCGACTCTATCAGCCCAATAATCCGCATCATAAATTACTGTTCCATTCTCATTTTTTTTACTCTCAGTAATATCCCATACCGTATTGTTAACAGCAAAGTTCCTAAGCTTCTCTTGCTCCTCTGGTGTAAGAAAGTCTGATACTTCTACAATGTTATCTGGTGAATCGCCAAAATACCCAGATGGAATTAGCGATACGAACTCACTTTGATCATCATTTTTATTGACAATTATTTTTTCCATGTTATTCACCTTCAATGACTTTTAGTCTTATTAGTTTAACTTCGTGTTCACCAACAATTTTTCCTTCATGATTCACAGCATCTCTATAAAAGTCTGAGAACTTACCAGATTTATTAATGTGACTTATCACTTCGTTGTATCCTATATAATCTTGATGATATGATGTTGGCATCTCGTTATAGTTTTTAATATGCAATTCTGTGTTCTGTAAATTGGTTAAAGATATTGGAACAACTGCCATAACTGGAGTGCCTGCTTTAATAGTTATTTCTCTATTAGCTTCTGTTATTCTCCATGCACATGGTAAACTACTATTATAAAAAGAAGTGCTTATTATGGTTGTGAATGGTGATACCCCAGGTATATGTTGGTTTGGAACTGGCATAGTTAAAAGGCTATAATCATTTGGTGTTTTAAAAACAAGCCCAGTATTAAAACTTATAGTTGCATTTCCTCTGTTTGGATGAACATAGTTTTTTCCAGCTAGAATATGGATATGATCTGGTGTTGTATCAGATATACCATCCCAGATAAAAGTAATATCTTCAGGAAAAGAAATACCCCAACCTAGACCATTGGCAAGGCTTATTGGGAAGCATCTATAAGCATGAGAATCAGCTGTTTCATCCATCCATTCTCTTTTTACATTTAATGGAGTGATGTTGGAATAACCATTTCTCATCTCATAAACAACAAAGCCTTCTATCATTATTCTGGCCACCTGTCGGCTTTGTCTTTATCTTTAGTATAGTAAGATACAATAGTATATTTAACACCATCATTCACAGCACGGAAACCATACGAGTAATCGTGGGTGCCAGGATAAGCAACCATTGTTCCAGGAGTTGGTTTTACTTCAAGATCTTTTTTTGGGAAAAACATTTCTCCGCCATCAAAGTCATCATTCAGAAAACAAATAGATGAGTATTGACGATGTGGGAATGGGTATTCTTCTCCCGGTGTAACGTATTCACTATCTGGGTCATATTCACCATCTGCATGTACGATTTGATGATCACCTTCAAACCATCTAATAATGAATAGCGTATCTGCATAGATGGGTTCTGTAAGGCCTTGTGTATCAATTATATGTTGAATAATACGTTTTCGTAAATTAACTAACAATTTTATAATCAATTGTTCTTTAGGATCATCGATATCTAAATGATTAATGTCAAGTATCCGATTGTCCCAAAAGTTATCGTCAGGTCTTTTATTTTCATCGTCAGGTATCCTGTGCCAACCAAGTGGTGCTTCATTTTCAATATAGCTAAGAACCGTGCTTATATCTTCTGTACTTAGAAAATTTGGTTTTACTGATATCATTATTTTTCTATCTTAAGTGTAAAAGTAATTTTTGTCAATTTGGTAACATGTCAGCTTTGTTTATATCTTTTGTATAAAAAGATGAAATAACATATCTGATCCCACTAGTCACAGGGCGAACTCCATGAAGGTATTCGCGGGTTCCTGGGAATGTAAGCATCATTCCTGGCACTGGTTTTAATTCAAGATTATGCTGTGGGAAGTATATTTCTCCACCGTCAAAGTCATCGTTTAAATAAATAAGAGAACCACAGTAACGGTGTGGGAAAACATATTCACCTTCTTCTGAAGTATTATATTCAGCATCGGCATGGGGAACTTGTTCATACCCTTCTGGCCATCGCACTAGCTGAACCGAGTCACCATATATTGGTACTGTAAGGCTTTGTATTTCAGTGATATGTTGTTTAACACGGTTTCTTGTGTTTATAAGCAATTCTAAAACTAGTTTATCTTTTGGACTGGGATCTTCAATATCCATTATTGCAAGACATCTATTTCTCCAAAACAATGGTATATTTGGGCCCCACTCTTTTGGAGCATCATACTTAGCATAATCGAGGATGGTGCTTACTTCTTCTGGACTTATGAAGTTTCGATTTATTGATATCATTATGGTTATATTTTATTTAATTGCTTGACTCACGGTAATGTCAAGTATTGGTTTTCCGGATTCTACATCCTGGTATACAACGCCTTGATCTATTAATTCTTTTACTTTTTGATCATACGCAAATGTTGTTGTGACGTATCTAACCCTATCACCTGTGACAGGTTTAACTCCATGAAAGTATCTTCCTATACCTGGATGGATTAACAAGTCACCTTTTGATGATTTATACTGTAAACCTAGTTTTGGGTAGTAAATCTCGCCACCTTCAAAGTCACTTAGGTAGAGTGTGAAAGCTAGCTGAACAAAATTGTTCCTGCCCATATCTTCTGTAGGGTTATCGGAATGTTCAAACATCCCTTGACCCTTTTGTATCCTGTGGATAGATCCAGGATCACTAAGAAACCAGTCTTCTGTAAACAGAGTCGCTATTTGTGCTTTAATCTCTTTGTTCTTCTTATTTACTTCTTCGTTGTCAACAGTATATAAAAACTTTCCATACCACCAACCTCTTCTATTTCTTTCCCACCATTGTTCCTCTGGGACAGACTCTGCAAAATCAACGAGGTAATCACATGTTTCATCTGAGATGAAGTTTTTTATTACCCATATGTTCTCTTCAATTTGTACAAAATTAGGGTGTGATTTAAGGATGTCGTAATTGAATAATTCCATACTTACTTAGTCAACAACTCAAAGCTTTTACATATGTGACAAAAGTAACGGTTCGGCGGGGGCGGCGCGGCTTGCATATATATTTCCCGAATTTTTTAATCTTTTAATGAGATCGTAATATAGCTTATTCAGTTATAGGCTCAGCAATAGTTGTGCCTTTATCATGAACATTCCAGTGGCACCGGTCAAATCGGCTTGGGGTTCCATAATGGTTGTAATGAGTCCATTGTGGAGGTCTTCCTTTTATTATACCTGCTGGTACTCTTTCGTCAGGCGTTCCCTCATGTATTATACAAAAACCACAGTTCTTACATTTAGAATGATTATTGCATTCTTTAGCGTATTTGAGATTCCAATTCATTATTCGTCTTTCAAATCTTTTAATGAGAACGTAATATATGTTATTTTAGAGTGAGAGGGTGATCCTTAGCCATGTGTTGGCCTAAGTCAATAGAAGACGTTTGTCCTTGTAGCTTTAGATCTCGATATTGACTATCGTTTAAGTTGTCAGACTTAAGGCCTTCAAAGGCAGAGCGCATGCTCTCTTGTAACTTATTACAAGTAGCACAACCCTCTATAGCGTATCTAGTGTTCCAGTTCATATTATTCGTCTTTAAGATCTTCTTCATATTGACGCATCTTCTTTGCCATTTCAGCAGTGCTTTCAAAACTTTCATCAGGAGTAAAGTCAGCATCAATGCTTAAATTGATATTATCTTCTGAAGCGTATCGTTCATTCCAATTCATATTATTAAATGTCTTCCATAGCATCTTTGTATGCTTTGTACTTTTTATACAGGGTTGCTTCGTCATGGCCACAACGACGATCGTTCTCATCACATAAAGGGTGATGTTGATCATTTGCAACGTCGCAATTACAACCGGCGCAGAAGCATGGTGATTCTGTACGATCACCATATTTATCACGATATTTAAGTATTTTTGAATAATCCGCTACTCCATTAAAACAATCAGTGTAATAATCTAAATCTATATTGTTTTTAGCAGCATCTAATGCATTTTTGTGAGAATAGTCGTAAAAATGCCGATTAATAATATAATTTTGAAGACGTACACCATTAGATTTAACTTCATGTGCTTGACCCTTAGTAACCAATGGAAGGTGGTCGCTGTAACGATTCATTAATGAATACTCATTCGTGTAATCATAAGGTTCGTTTTCTTCCAAACGTTTCTTCTTAAAACTATCTTGCACGTAATTAATAAAATCATTGTCATTTGATGATTTTTTTGCATCTAATGCATATCTAAGATTCCAATTCATACTATTCCTCGTCGATCATACCACTTATAGAATAAGCGTGTTGTGTTAAATTATTTGCATGCTTTATTAAACTGTCTTTCATAGCATCGTTGTATTCTTTGTACTTTTCATTAGGAGTCTCTATGTGGTTCCATACATGGTTCCAGGCTTCTGCTGCTAAAGCATGAGCATTTGCGGCAAGCTTGTGGATTGTATGATCCGTATCACCCTCATAATGTTGGTCAGCAGATTCAGTATGGTAAGCAGTCATACCATTATGGTAATTTTCATACTCTTCAGCTTTTTCTTTATTATACTTATCAGCATCGCTATTGAACTTTTCATCAAAGTTAGAAAAGTCATATAATGAATTATCATTAGCGTAACGTTGGTTCCAGTTCATACTACTGGTTCCTTTGCTTATGTATTTGACCTGTCATTGCGCCATACCAGATGGGTTGACTACCGAAAGGTATTGCTTGAGGGGTTGCTGTCTCTACAGGGGCTTGTGGGGCCTCTACAATGGCTTCTACGGCTACAGGCTCTTCTACCAAAGCTTCTTCGACAGCTTCCGCAATAACTACTTCTTCTACTTTGTCTTCTTCTTGTAGAACATCACTGAGGCCTTGTAGAGCTTCCTCTATAGGTGTTTCTATCTTTGTTGTTTTAGGTTTTGCTGTAGTCATTATTCAGGAATTTTCTTAATTATTCATTACATTGCAATAATGATTATCCATTAATGATCTTGTCTTGGCATTCTCTGCTACAAACATTTGCTTCAGGGTGACCAGTGTCTTTACCACAATTAAGGCAAGCACCAGCGTTGGTTCTCATAGAAGTACCTTCACCTCGAAGAGTTTTGCATTCTGTGCAAGATGAATGGTGTTTGATCATATGCCTGTTGGTTGCTTTGATAACTTGCATAACATTGTCATGATCGGCATTATCGGCAAAGAGTTGTTCATTCAAAGCCATTCTGGAATTAATGATGCCACGAGCAACACGGCATATAGAGTCTTCAGCAGAAGCTGTCTTAGAAAGACTTGCTACTCTTTCGCTCAATATATGTTTTTCAGCACAAGGCCGACATGCTACAGGAACATCGAGAGGAAGTTTATCAACACCAGCGTTTTCAATTCGAGTCCACCTGCCAGTATCAGGGTGTTTTACAAAACCAGAACTCATTAGATTAGTTTTTAATTTACCAAATTCATCATATTGTTTTCCCATTTCTTGATGATGTTGTACAGCTCGAGCGGTGCCTACGCTAGTCCCACAAGTATCACATTTACCTGTCCTTTTAAGTCGATCAGGTATTGCAGCAGAACCTGGAGTAGTTTTATTTTGAAAAACAAGTTCTCCATTTTCATTTTCATTTACTGAGGTTCTGGTTATGTCTGGGGATGCTGGTTGACCTGGTATTCTATCAAGAGGCGCAGCAATCTTTTGACCTAACGAGTTTGCATATTTAACATCCCATGGGGATAGTGGGTCGGGAATAAATGGCATGACGAATCCTTTCGTATCTATATCCTATAGTAATTAGCACCCTATTTTACAGTATCTCTGAAAATGCCCCAAGGGGTCCCCGCCATTTTTTTTAAGTGACCTCTTTTCCTATAATAGGGGTCCCATTTTCTATAAGTACCCCCCCTATGAAAACCCTTTGTTTCTGGAAAAGGCAAAAACTTGTCATCCTATTTTACGCCTTACATTGAGAGATGAAGTACAAAGGCAAAAAGGTTATGAACTTCTTTGGACATCATCATTCGGTAATCCTAAGTAAGAAATGAAAGGAGGTGAGTAACATGCGTATTCCAAAGTTTAACTCTGGAAGCAAGCCAACGTATCGTGGTCAGTTTAGTACACCTGCATGGCCTGCAGCTAGTGGCAGAACAACGTCATCAGGTAGACGTAATTCACCACGACGTAGAACTAAGTAAACCTCAATGCAGGAGGTCCCATATCAACTCAGAAATGGTTTGGTGTGGTGCCTCATGTCGTGAGACATCAATTAAACAAGTAAGAAAGTAAGTGATAAATATGAGTGTTAACTCGTACACAAGTAATGACTGGAGTAAGTTCATAGATGAGTTTGAATCTGGTGAGCTTGCCCCTCCAATGGTTGAAGTAATTGAACCTGAGGAACCACGTCGCACACACTGTTGTTCTGACTGCGGTTGTGAGTGTGGTGGTTGTAACTAAGTAAGAAAGGAGGTAATCATGGCATCAAGCAAAAGCTTGATCCAATGTGACACATGCGGACGATGGGACGAAGTTTACGACCAAGACTTAATGTCAATCTTTAAGACGCTTGGCGGTTGTAAATTCGTCTGTCACCTTTGTGCA